TGAAGAAACATATGATCCGATTTCATCATTTCTTAAGCGCCCAAATGATACATGCCACTTGTTTCCATCGAAAACATTCACACCGGTCATGGTTAGTTTTAAAGTCTCGCTTGATCCACTTCCTACCCTACCGTACAGAGATAATGTTCCCGGAGAATTAGAAGAAGTAAGTAAAGCAGTTGCTACAGTATTAAAAATCAGCCAATTGTTTGCTACACCTGAAGCTCTAGAGCCTGTTGTTTGCATTCTCATTAAGCTTTGCGTTAATGGATTTTTTAGTGGATTTTCTAGCTTAAATGTCCCCTCTACAGTCCAGGAGCCGCTAGTATATAGTCCGTCTCCAGAATAGGGTGATACTCCAGAAACATAGTCACCATACCGGATTTTTGATAAAGGTTTACCCGGCTCTAATCTTGAAGAAGACAGGTAAGAAGATTGTATCAAAGGTCTGTTGCTGCTTTTTCCAGAACCGTCGATTACACCTCCTGAAGACTTTGACCCTGAGAAATCTAAGATAGATGCGATCTCACTTCTTTTTTCAAATGTATCACTTATGGACTTTGTCCTGGAGCCCCCATACTCTCTTATTCTAAAAGATCCGTCAGGATTAATTCCCATGTTTCTAAAAAGCGCTTCAATTGAGTATCGCGTGCCTTTTGATTTTATAACTTCAGGCAATCCTGACAGTACACGCCTCCAAATTACATTTTGGACACCCTGTAATCCCTTGACAGCCAAAACATTATCCATTCTTACATCTTGTCTATCCAAAAGCTGTGCCATTGATGCATCAGCGTATGCGTTTGGCAAATTTAGACCGTAATATCTTGCTAAAAAGGGTAAAAGCTGATCGCTTATTGTTTGATCTGTGAGATAATCTACATTAAGTGCTCTTCCAAATTCATCTATAAACATTTTCATTTCATCAAATGACTCTGCCCACATGTATAAAAGAGATGCAATTATTTGAGGTGATCTCATTTTTGAGCCACCGGGTTGATCTGTATAATATCCCGGAGACTCACCAATGTCACCCCACTCATTTTCCATACCTTCTCTTTCAGAGGCTTCCAGAAGATAATGTTTGGGTATTAATTTTGTTATCAGATTGGGATTATTATAGTCGTATTGGCTTCCGGAAAGAAGCATTTTTACGCCTAAGTCTGCGACCTGTCTATACGACGGAAAAAGAATAGGAGATAGGGCAGGATCTTCTTGAGACATAGCAGCTGGAAGAGATCCTGTCTCTCTTAGTGACATATTAAAATTTGAAATCTTAGTATGAAGACCGTTTCCACTATAGTCTAAGACAAGATCTTCATTTCCTGTAGTGGAGCTGGTTCCAAAACTGCCAGACGGCTCGTTAAACCTAAAGTATAGTCGAAGATCGTCTTGATTGTTAGCAAATATACTTCGATCTTTAAAGCTTAGTATTTGATTTCTATTCCTAGTTTTATGAAACCATCTTAATTCATCAAGAGCGCCTGAAAGATTTTGTACAGGTGTGAAATTAATATTTTCAACTTGATGAACAGTCCCACTACCAATCGTAGTTAAAGATTCTATAAAATCATAGTCATTAAATACAGCCGCTTTCGACGACTCGTTAGGTACATTGCCGTTTCCATAAATAAATAGTTTTCCTGTGTCATTTCTGTCGTACACTAATGCGACATGATTGAACACACCTTTTTTTATTCCTAGACTAGCACTTATTGCTGTGGATCCTGAGCTTAAATACGCCCATAGCGTTGCTTCGCCATGCGGACTAGTTTCATATGCAGAAGATGTTACTGCTAAGGTTAATCCGCTACTTGACCCAGATATCTTTTGTAAAACTACCTCGTTGTCATTTATTGATCCGGATGGGATAAAAATATGGGTTTCTATGCTAAATGGCATATATGAAAAGTCTAGAACAGCTTGTCCTGTCGAGCCTTTTTTGCCAGATATTAACCCTGCACCTTGATAGTCTTGTACTCTAAGCGCATTATTATATGCCCTATCAAATTTAAGACTTCCTAAGTTTTTAGGAAATGTATCTAGAATGTACTTGTCAAAACCAGTTAAGTTATCTCTAAACTCTATATACTCAGACTTTGTTCCGTCAAATGGAAATCGATTTATGATCTTGTCAAACGCAGTTTGAACCTTTACTTGGGCTGAATTAAAGAATGTATGGTTTTCTAGCTTTGACCAGTCTACGTTTAGCTGCTGAGTGCTTTTAAGAGGAAATCCTGCAGGATCATACCTAAAGCTTGAAGTGCTTATGAGGTTTGCTTCACCCTGCGTTTTTTCTTTATTTCCACCCAAGGTAATGTTTTCAACTCTAGTTGAACCATCCCTAAGCGACCTTAGTGAGCTAGGTTTAAAAAGAATTGTTTTGGTAAATGTATTAGAGTCTCTGGCCACAAATTACCTCACAACAAACTGAAGGCTTCTGTTGGCTACGACATGACGCTGACCTCTGTCAATTACTAGAAATTCAAATTCATACGCATTGTTAGCATATAGGGTATCCATATGAAAATCGAAGAACATGCCTTCATTATCTGTAGACACTCTAGTTGAATTGTCGTCTTCACCAAAGTCTATTATTAGTTTGCCATCTTTGGTATTTCGTACCCTATAATAGACTTCATCAAATATTACAGGTTTTAAATTAATCGGTATCTTTGCCGGCTGGTTTTGCTCATTTACAAGATCTCTACCAAATATTCTTAAAGATACTTCGTCTGATGTACTGTACTCATGGTTCAGATTGGTTATTTGTATTAGTGGCTCTCTAGAAGTCCAATTACCTGATGTCCTAGCAGCTCTGTTTATCTTTATGCTTCCTGTATGAAACCCTACATTGCCGTCCAAAGAATACCAATATTCCTCCATTGTCAAAGAACCACTAGTAGCAACCCAATTTGCCAAAGTTGAATCACTAGCAGACGCCACTAAAGAAGTATCTGTTGAAGGTATTGCAAAAGATACAGAATAGACACCTGTTAAAAAGTTCTCTCCATTTGCATCAATCGTTCCTCTAGAATATTGAGAAGCTGATGTTGCATAAACAAAGCTTCCTGTTTTTAGCTTGAGCATTAGCGAGTTAGTTCCTGCAATAGGTGTCAGCGCGCTGCCAGACACTAAATTTGCTGCAGAAGACCTTTCGTATGAGTTTAAAAATAATGACCCTGATAGATCAAAGTAAAAATTACTATGATTGTCCTGAATACTTTCATCAAATGCGATTTCTATTTTTGGCCTCAAAGATAAGTTTGAAACATGCCTAGACGCAAATCTTTTGACAAACCTAGATTTTGAATCTGTTTCTTCACTTCCGCTAAAGGCAATTCTAAACCCATGATTTTCAATTTGTCCTGCTACTGATGCTGAAACTATTTTTGTTACATCGACAGATAGGTCCTCTGTCCCTTTTATAAAATTTTGTGACTTAGCAATAAGCGATAAGCCGGCGCCATCATTAAAATTTGCCCTATCGAAAATATCTAAATCTGCAGCACCTAGGTCTCCTATAGCATTAGCACCTGACATGTTCCACAATACTGCTGCACCGGTACCATCTATTGAAGAAGTTATAAAGTTGCAAGAGTCCAAATCTCCAAAAGAGCCAATATCTCTACCTGCCCCTTCATCAAAAGCTTTTGAAAGAGGTAGTACTGATAGGTTAAAGTTTGCAGGGACAGCGTGACCTGTCTTCATATCAAATAGTCGTAGCGTTGCAGTAAAGTTTGATAAGTCAAGCTTTGATGCCGTCAATTCATGAATTTTTTGATAGTCGAACTTTATTAGTGCTCTTGAAAGCTCATTTTGACTTCCAGAGCCGTTTATTATTGTTTCGTTCCATAAGCGAAAGACATCTAACGTTCCAGCTCGTCCTACATTTGCATCTTCTGCTCGAAGCCGATTATCAATAATCTTATCAGTAATGTAAGTGTCTTTACTTGCTGTACAAAAAATCTTCATTGTCTACCTCACATTGCTGACCCGATAATATCGTCATCAGGAAATCTTAGCTCAAATATCGATCCAGCTGGGCCGAAAATAATGCCGTTCTTAGTGCTTTGCTCAAACTTAAACGTGGCGGAAGAATATTCTCTGTTCTCAATATTCCCTACACGAGGGAATATTCTTAAATCAGAAAGCGCAATTACGTAATCAGAGTTGATTATGATGTTAGTAATGTCATCAATTATCACGGGCTGATCTATTTGGAAATATTTTTTTTGCATTGCATTTGCAATTTTTTGATTAATGGATTGAATCGTCTGAACCTTTGAGACGTTTGGTGCCAAGACTACTGAGTACTTTACGCCAAAGTTTATGATTTTTGCGTCCAAGATATCAATTGCATCTGATATTAGTCTAAATTCATTTAAGTACGTGCTTAAATTTTTCTTTAACTGGTCAGGTGCTACAGTCATATTTCCATTTCTATCTAAAGAAACTAGATACAGTATAATCGAAAGAGGGTTTACAGGATTAGTTGCTATGCTGGCACGAAAAACTCGACCAAATGTTGAAGGCATAGTAAATATTCTTGCTAGTAAATCTTCTCTTGTAACTACTCGTGATTGACTATTTCTTGCAGATGTGATTAGTGCCTTAAGATCTTCTACAGTCGGTGCATTTGTACCACCTATCGCCGGACTCGGATTTTTAACCTTAATGCTTTGTCGCGCACTTAGAGCTTCATTTGCAATAGGTG